GCAGCCATGGCATCGCCCGAGAAGTATTCCAGCGAGGCCCTCTTGGCTTCGTCATAAGTAAAGTTTTTGGTCATAGCGACGGTCCAGAGAACATCAGATAAGTATCACTGTTTCTGTTCGGGTTCGACAGGAGCGGCCTCTCTCGAGGGCATAACGTCGCTCAATTTGATCGTCCCCTCTTCCGACAGTTCCTTCAATTTTTCACGAATCGTGCGACGCGTAAAGGCTTCGTTTTCCTTTGCGACGTCATCCGGGTTGGTCACTTCACCAGCGATAGAGAAGACAGACTTGGCCGTATCGATCCGCACAGGGTAGACGAGTCCATCTCGACCGGCTCTATTTTTTGCGATAAAGAGACGACCCCAGCCTGTCGACTTCTCTGTCGCCTTGCGGGAGATGGAAACGACGACATCGGCGACCATGGCTTTTCCATACGCTTCGCTCATCGATTCCAGACCGACGACATCGCTTTGGGACGAATCTCGATTGGCTTGAGAAGCCGTCCAGACCGGCAACTGAATCTCTGTCGCATAGCTTCGAAGCTCTTCATAAATCAGCTTGAGCTCGTGACGCAAGGAATCGTATTGCCGAGTCGATCTCATGACGTCAGCATAGTCGATGACGATCAGATCGGGAATAAAACCCTTGAGCGCCAACTTCTCTACGTGAGACCTGAGAGTGTAGATCGTGGCCGTGTTCATCGGATATTCCTTGATGACCAACCGGCCCAACTTCGTCTTACCGTAGTGATCGATGACGTCCTGCTTACGTTCGGGCAAGTCATTGAACGAGATATCGACCAGATTGGAGTCGTACCTCATCCCGACCAGCGTCTCGGATAGCTCGAACGTGTAGTGCAGGACGTTCTTACCCTGCTTCATGGCGTTGGCTCCGAGCTGGACGAGAAAGTGGCTCTTACCGACTCCGGTGTTGGCGACAACAACTCCAAGCTCACCCCGACCCAATCCTCCGTTAAAGATTTCCTTGCGGTCGAGTTCCGGAATTCCCGTCGGGACGCACTCCCTCTTCAGTCTGACGAATCGAGCTTCGATATCATTGAGAAAGTCGTGTCCGATGGACGGTGTCGTACCGACAGAGACGGCCTTCTTAATGACCTCGACGACGCTTTCGTATTTCTCAGTAGAGACGAGATCGAGGACTTCTTCGAGAGCTTCCTTGAGGGCTTGTTTTCGACAGAAGTCGAGAGACTTTTCTTTGACAAAGGGCAGATCACCCGGATTAGCATTCAGGCGAGCTCTCTGCAGGTATTCGATGATCTGATCTCGGAGAAGAGTATCCGTTCCATTTTTGAGATCGTCTCGAATGATGGTGACGAGCAATTGCAGCGTCGGAAAGTCCTTGTACTTCTTCGAATATGAGAAGTATCGATCAGCCAGAAATTGAAGATACTTCAGCTCGAAGTAGTTGACATCCAAGACTTCCATCATCTGCTCGGCAAACTTCTTGTCGACCAGCAGAGCTTGTACGATCTTTTCTTGGAAATCCTTGCCGTAACCGGCAAAGGTCGGCTTATCGCTTTTTGTCTCAGTCATTTAGAGTCCTATTGGCTATTGAGCTTGACGAAGGTATAGCAAATCTCTTCGATATTAAGGCCTTGAATACCTTCTTCGTTCAGCAGCTTAACGAACTTCATCTTATCCAGGCTAGCCTCGAATGTGTCGATGGTATGATCTATGCGCTGGACTTGATAGGCCGAAAGTGAAGAAGTATCTAGATAGACCAATTTCCAGTTTCTGCGGACGTCATCGGCCTCTTCAAATAGGCGTCCATAGTATGAGGATTCATCTCGTCTGGCGGCGGCGTAAGAGATCAGATCTTCCACCAAAATCGTGCCGCTAGACATCAGAATGGGAAACTTCTTAGATATCGTCTTGTAACCGAATCCCTTGATGCCTGGCACATTATCTGACGTATCTCCGCAGACACTCTTGGCCAACGCAAAATTGCGAGCTGAGACGTTGAATTCGATCATGACGTCTTTTTCAGTGATGATCGACTTTTTGGTCGGATTGTAGACGGAGACGCCTGGCTTTAGAAGCTGATAGTAGTCTCGATCAGTCGAGACAATGATTCGATTGTCCTGAATCTTGTTGATCATGTGAGCGATGATGTCATCACCCTCACAATCAGGAACATGAATCTGACAGACGGGCATGCACGCCAACAATCGAGTGAGCGTGCGGACTTGTTGGATCTTGTTCTCTACGGTATCAGGTAGATCATCCTCGTAGTAGCGATTAAGCTTCTGAGGACGAGATCCTCTTTTGTATTCTGAGTAGAGACGACGCCTGCGTGGAGATCCACCGGATTCCCAAACAACATACACGATGTGTGGGGAAAACGTCTTGACCAAATGAGTGATGGTCTTGACAAATCCGACTGCTCCACCTATCTGTTCACCATTCGTCGTCATCGACGGATAGGCTGCATAGCTTCTGCAGAATAGGTTCCAGGCGTCGATTAGGAGAACGTTCCGAATCGACGACGGTGCGGTCATGCGGAGATTAAGTAACTCGAATCCGAGTTATGTTCATGTGCCCGAAGAACCGAATCCGTTATCGTTCCTATCGCTCGGTACAACATCTTTGACTTCATCAAAGACGACCTCCGAATTCCGAAGAGGAGACAACGTATGATAGCAAACCAACTGCGCGATTCGAGCGCCCTTTTCTAGGACAAAACTTTTTTTCGTCGAATTGAAAAGCAAGACGCCGATCTCTCCCCGATAAGAGGGATCGATGATGCCTCCTACGGGAAAGATTCCTTTCGACGCTAACCCGGATCGTCCTTCGATTTTAAAGAAAGGGACAAGAGTCGCGGCTTTCCCGTCGAAGCCGCTGACAGGACCAGCCAAAGAGTAGTCCATATCATCAGCCAAGATAAGACCGACATCGATCCTCGTTACTTCTCCCGGAAAAAGCTCGATCTTGACAGGGATCGTCAGGTCGTATCCGACATTACCATCGGACGGTGTCGGAATGATCGCATCATCTCTAGTTTTCTTGATTTTGATGACGCGCCTTACGGTCAGGCGATCGCTCATGATTCGAGATCCTCAGCTGGCGTATTTTCGTCCGTTTCGGCGGCGGCCGACAACGATACCATCTGATGAGATACAAGAGCTTTCTCGATTGCATCCTCGATGTAAGGTCCGAATTCGGCGCTGTCGATCAGCTCTCCGAACTGGCTCTTAGTGAACTTTTTATCGATGATCGTCATCTGTGTCGCTTCGTCGATCACCTTCAGATTCTTCCAGGCTCCGTCACCGGAGATAGTGATTTCCTTGCCGTTGCAAGACTGAGTCTTTGCTTCTCGAAGGACATCGAAAAGTTCTTCGTGCTCGACAATTCCCTTACCAAAGTGGATCTGAAAATTGATCTTCTTGTGTGGAGGCGCGACCTTGTTCTTCATAAGACGAGCCGACACGTTGATGCCGATGACATCTCCGTTCTTGTTTTCGATTTTCGATCCGCCGTTGAGCGAGATACGAACCGATGCGTGGAACGGGATCGCATTACCACCTGACGTGGTGGTCGGATCTCCGAACATGACGCCGATCTTCATACGAGTCTGATTGAGACAGACCAGAGTGACGTTGTTGACACCGATGACGCCCGTAATCTTTCTCATTCCCTTAGAAATGACTCGAGCCTGTAGACCGATCGTGCTCTTATCATATTCTCCCAGCAATTCTTCTTTGGGAGAAGTAGCGGCAACAGAGTCCCAAACAACGATGATGGGTACGTCTTTGTTGATAGCTTTTGCCTTGAGGATGGTGCTTTCGATGACAGAGAAGACGTCTTCCGTGCAACTCGTCTCGATATACACGAACTTCTTTTTGACATCGATACCCATCGTGTGGAGATTCTCTACCGAAGTAGCGTTCTCAGTATCGATGTAGACGACGACGCCACCAAGCTTTTGGACTGTCTTACACATCTGCAAAGCAATGTGAGACTTGCCTGTCGAAGGAGGCCCGAAGATTTCGATGATTCGACCCTCGGGCGCTCCTCGACCACGTGCATTGCCGATAGCGTAGTCAAGTAGCCTGGAACTTGTCGAGATCCAACGTTTGACTACGGTCGGCGCCGCGTCCGTCGATAGATTGTAGGCGATCTGGTGACCGTGTTCCTTGTTGATGCTCGAAATAAGCTCAGTAGTAAAGTCATCCTGCTCCTCGGTCACGAGAGCAGAACTCTGCTGAGCCTTCTTACCAGGCTTTGACATTGTTCCTCTTTTTCTTTCCTAGATCAGGAATTCGCGATTTCGTCGAAGACGGAATCCAGATCGGCGGTCTTGGAAGACGAAAGGACATCATCGATGTCGTCCGCCTTCTTTCCCTTGCCCTTCGCCTTAGCGTCGGTCTTCTCGACAGCGGACGCTTTGGTTTCCTCGGTCTTTTCGGGCTTGGACTTCATCTCGTTGACTTCATTCGTCAACTTCTCAAGCTCATCAGTCTCTTCGGAACCTCGAGCGGTTCCTTCCGACTGGTTGGGCTCCTGATCGTCACCTCGAGACCAGGCCTCGATGATCGACTTGAGCTCGTCATATGACTTGAGCTTGTGATACTCATCCAGATTCGGAATCGCGGCGAGGGTATCCTCGATCTTCTTCGTATCCGAAAAGAGCTTCGTCGACTTGCGAGCCGCATCGACGGTCGTGTCGGGCCAGAACTTGCCCGGGGCTTTCGTGATCTTCACCTTCAGATCGAAGCCGTCGTTGACATCCGTGATGTCTCCAATCTCGGCATCGAGGAAAAACTCGAGCAATCGCTGGTAGATCTCCTTGCCGAAGGACCAGACGAGAACCTGGTCATCCATGCCACGAATGATGACGGGAGCGAATGCTCTCATCTTCGGATAGAGCTTCTTGGCGATATCCTTGTCTTCCTTCTTGCCGGAAGCATGGAGCTTGTCGATGAGCTCCTGGACGGGATCGGCTTTCTGATACTGCGTCGGCGCCAAGAGGCCCGGATTCTTGCCGATGTTGTAGTAGAACCAGCGCTCCTTGAACGGCTGGCCGTCGTTGTTGGGCCACGGGAGTACTCGGATGTTGTATTCGCCCGGTTCGGGCTTCCAGTAGTTGACGCGAGACTTCTTCAGGGTGCCATTGAGTTGTGCGACCTTCTTACGGATCGCTTCGAGATCGAGAGCCATTTGATTTTCCTTTGGGTTGTTGGGTTAGGTGAAAATATAAGAACTAAACAACAATTGTTCACTTCTTAGGTTGAGTTAGACGACGACGAGAGGATTTACGACGATTGGGTTTGGAACCGAGCGGAGCAGTAAAACCAGCGACGTTTCCGGCGCTCATTGCGTTACCGCCGCCCGAGGCGGCGCCCATCTCTTCGAGAGGCTCCTCAGCCTGCTTCTCTTCCTCCAAAACCATCTTCAGATAGGCTTTCAGAAGCTTAGCAGACATACCAATAAATATTGGATTCCCAACTTAAATTCACTTCAAGTTGGTCTTTTCCCACATCGTCGAGAACGCATCGGCCTGATGTACGACCATGCTAAGCAGAGGCTCGCGCATTGCGTATGGCTTGTTCGCTTCGACATACTGTCCATCATTGAGCAGGATAGCAAGATATTCTTCCGATGAAAGCTTGATGTCGAACCTCTGCATGAGGTACACGCTGCGATGCGGGACAGACATGTACGAGATCTTGTCGTTGTAATCGTACAGCATTCCCTTATCACGATGCCAATCCGACTTCTGTACGACGTAATAATCTTCGTTTTCGTCTCCCACTTTTCCTAGATCGTGGAAAAGGCAAGAGATGATCAGGCTCTCGAGCGGAAAATCGCAGCCATGGGCTTTGGCTAGCTTTCCGGCCGTCGTCAATACTCTCAATGAATGATCGACCAATCCTCCCGGAAAGCAAGAATGATGCTCGATACGAGCCGAAGCCGGGCAGAGAGCCAGACGCTCTCCCAGATGTTCTACCATCTTCAGAACGTTTTCGGATCGATCACCGAGGCGCTTGCAAAGCGACTCAAACTTTTCGAAGTTTTCAGCGATCTTTTCAGGAGAGATCTCGTAGTGTTTTGCCATGGGATTACCTCACTAAATGGTTATCAAAACGACGAGACGTGTACAGGAAAATGTCCGTCGAAACCCGGAACCCTTACGGCCACCCTGACCGATTCAGGATCGAAATCTTTTGATGCATCCATGATGAGAGCATCGTGTAATACGAAGAGCGGGACAGCCTGTGACTGTGGTACCACCTTGATGATATTCAGAAATCCGCTAAGCACGATGTCGACAGCTGTCGACTGCACGTACGTATTAAGGAGTAAACGCTCATCAGGTACGTGAATGATTCGTCCGTAAAAATTAGCGATCGTATCGCCTTTGAGCTGCTCTTCGAGCCGAGACTTGAGCTCTTCATATCTAAAGTGCTTCCTGACCGATCTCGATAGCTTACGAACCTTCCCTTTGTCGATGTTGAGCTTGATGGCCAACGCCGGATCTCCCATTCCATAAAGCAAAGAAATGACGACGGCCTTGACTATGTGCCTTGGATACTCGTTGTTGAACAGCTTATCTGCCATGGCTGCGTAGATGTCGTCATTCGACTCGTCGCCGCCCGACAGATACAGAAAGGCGCGAGCCTCGAGGCTCTTATAATCGACGGAGATTATTCTTCCGTCTTCAAACCTAGACCTAAGGATATCTCGATACTCTTTTTTCAGGGTCAGGATAGAAGGACCGGAAGCCACTTTCAGACGGCCCGTTCGACCGGTCAGACGATCATACTTGACCGGTCGACATTTATTGTCTACGTCCGGAAAGAAACTAGCCAATACGGGTCGATTGGCATCTGATTCGGCCGAATGCTGAGAGATCTTATTCAGATGAACCAAAGCCCTCTGCAAGGCTTCGAAGACCTCGGTATGTCGATCGTAATGCTTCTCGTAATAAGTCGGAATTCGAATGTGATCTTCGATCTTCCGAACCAAAGACATCACCGCCGCTTTGTATTCTTGCTTCGGCAGAAACGAACAAAGCGGCGGGCGTTCTTCGAACGGGATCGAATTCAGAGCTTTCGAATATCGATCCATCCCTTCGAGATCTTCGGCCGTCTTGCCAGCAAGATGCATAGAAGTACGCAAACACTTCTTGGGTCTAAAATCGATATCGTAAGTCGGGACGTCGACAGGAATCGCGTCTGCCCAATAATAGCCGGCATCGGCGCGAATCAGATGACGATCGCACTTTAGGACCTCTTTGGTGATAGCGAAGGTCACTATGCGAATCTTATAGCGGGACTCCGCCGTTTACAACGTCACTCAGAAGCCTTCTTGATCAGCTGAGCCAATTGCTTGAATTGGGTCGAGATGTTCCCGTACGATCCATACGCGTC